GAGGGAGAGAAGAGGGAAACGATCCTTTGTCGGGCGTATGGAGTGCCCGTAAAGGCATCAAAGACTGTGTTTCCCGCCTTCTCCGACAAGAATGTCGTACAGGCCAAGGATATCCCTGTTTTAGAGGAGGGAGCGGACGCGAATTGGGTGCTATCGATTGACCCTGCTGGAGCGAAGCCCTGGACGATGGTTTTGTTCGGGATAGATCCTCATGGAGTGGCCTGGGCGGTTAAGGAGTTTCCTGATTTTGACACATGGGGAGGATGGATTGACCTGACGAAGGGGGATAAGGTGAGTGCAGGGGAAGCGGCACAGCCTAATGGTTTCGGGTTAAAGGATTATGCGGAGATTATTCGGCAGATGGAGGGTGATCGATATGTTGAGCGGATAATTGACCCGAGGTTGGGAGCGGCGAGCTATCAGAAGTCGGAAGGATCTTCCAATATTATCGATGATTTGGCGGATGAAGATTTATCGGTGGTTCCGGCGGAAGGTTTGGACATTGAGACGGGTTTGCAGGCGATTAATAACCTGCTGGCATGGGACAGGAGTCGGGAGATGGGATTTGATAATCACCCGAAGCTGATGATTTCGGATGAATGTCAGAACCTGGTGGCCTGTATGCAGGAGTATCAGATTGGAGATTTGAAGCATCCGGCCAAGGACATGGTTGATACTGTGAGGTACTTCGCAGTGGGCAATTTTGAATATTTCGATGAGGAGGAGATGGTGGCAACAGGTGGAGGGAGTTATTGATTTATGGGAAAAGTAAGAAAATGGAGTAAGATGCAGAGGGACCAGGTGGTACTTTTGCGGAAGGCGGGAACAAGTTGGCCGAAGATAAGTAAGGAATTGGGAATCCCCCGTTCGACCTGCATAGGCATATGGAAGGAGGATTCGGATGGTAAGGTGGGATTACCTGAAGCCCCGCAGAAGCAGGTGGAGACGGCGAGGGTGCTGAAGCTGGTTCCGAATGCTCGGTTAATGCTTATCTATTTTGATGATCGGGAGGGGATATTTAGGTGCGTAAAGAAGCCTGAGGACAATCACCCGCCAAAGTCGGAGGTATATGTCAAGAGAGTCGAGGGAGACGATGATCTGTATCGAATCGCCTGAACAGCAGGACAAGCGGATTGATTTGATGCTACGGGAGTTGGTTGTGGAGGAGGGATTGTCTGCATTTGAGGAGGATCGGGAGTGTAGAATTTATACGATTCAGGAGATGGCGGACTTTGTTGGAGTGGGTTTTGAGACGATGCGAAGGATAGAGAAGTCAGCCCTGAGTAATTTTAAAAAACATATGTTAGAATTAGGAGTTAAAAATGGAAAGTAGTGGATTAGAGGTACAGGAGTTTGATGAGAAGGGACCGGATGTAGATTCGATCAAACATGAGTTTAATGAGGCGAGGGCGAATCTGTCTTTTTGGATGGATAAGGCCGAGCAGGCGAGGGAGTGTCGTTTTAATGAGTGGGCAGGTAAGGATGAATCGGGCAAGAAGAATGGACCTGAAGCATTTCCTTGGGACGGGAGTTCCGACTTAGAGCCTAACCTTGTGAACCCGTTGATTGACGGGGATGTGGCTTTGCTGTCGCAATCGCTTTCACAGGCTAACCTGGTGGCGGCTCCCGTGGAGAGTGGAGATATAGCATCGGCCAGGATGGTGAGTGAATTTCTGAAGTGGCGGATGGGATCGATGACTGAGTTACAGAGGGAAGCGGCTATCGGTGCTAATTATCTATTGCAGAATGGAATAACATTTTTTGGTACATACTGGAAGCGGGAGACAACTCGGGTATTTAAAGACATATCGCTCGAGGAGATTGCACAGATGTCGCCTGAACTGGCAATGGCGATTGAAGATCCCGAGATGAAGGAGGGGGTTGAGGAGATGTTCTTTCCTTTGTTTCCAGGGTTAAAGAAGAAGCGGGTTCGTAAGATGTTAAACGAGCTACGCAACAAAGGAGTCTCCAAGGTTCCAACAGAGAAGGCAGTGGTAAATCGTCCGGCGGTCAAGGCATATGAGTTGGGACGGGAGATCATTATTGATTCGAATGTGATTGATTTGGAATCCGCCAGGAGCATTCACTGCATTCATTACTACAGCCCCGAGGCTCTCATGCAGAAGGTGAATGAGGGATGGGATAAGGAATGGATCGAGGAACTGATTGAGAACTCGAAAGGATTTTATTCGGAGGAGAGTTATTCGACTGACTTAATGTCGTATGACACGGGCAACTTTTATGGCCAGCAGGATTACGAGGGCATGGTTCGGGTAATCACGACATATCGTAAGGAACTGGACGAGGACGATGTGCCTATATGCACGATTACCTGCTGGGCGGATGAAGCGGAAGGGCATGGGTTTCACAGTCCTATGGAGTATGATGAGGGGAGATATCCCTTTGTGGCGATTACGAGGGAATGCCTCAATCATAGATTGCTTGATTCGCGTGGATATCCTGAACTGCTGAAGAGTTATCAAATCTGTGTTAAATCCGAAATGGACTCACGCCGTGATAGGGCATCTATGTCAACGATGCCACCTGTTGAATATGTGGTTGGGCGAAAGCCTGAACGCATAGGTCCAGGTTCACATATACCTGTTCGGCGTAGAGGTGAATTTGGATTCGCGGAGATCCCCCGTTATTCGAACGCGAGCATGGAAGTGGAGATGCAGATTCGCCAGTTGGCAGATAAGCTAACGGGAAGGCCGACTGGACCTGACGATGCAGTGGAGGCAAACAGTGTTCGTCAGAACCTGGTCAATCGTTGGCTCGAGGGATGGAAGCAGGTATTGAATCGCATATGGTGCTTGGATCGCACTTACGGCGGACCTCAGATATGGTTTCGGGTTACCAACAATGAGCAGGGAGCGATGCTTATGTTGGATGAAACTGCTGAAGTTTATGATTTTAACATCACCTGGAACTCAATGAACCAGGATGAGGAGAAGGTTCTACAGAAATTGGATACGATAGGAAAGTTAATGGCTACCTATGATCGCCAGGGCGTGAGCAGGTTTGACATTTATCTTCGCAAGGTGATTGAGGCGATTGATCCAAACCTTGCCAATCAGTTAATCATGCCATCGCAGGAGGCTACCACAAAGGAGATTATTGAAACATCGAATGACATCGCAAAGATCGCATCGGGTCAGGTTGTTAACGCCCCTGAAAATGGAGCGAATCCACAACTTAGGCTTCAGGTATTACAATCGTATATTCAGGGAAGCGAAGCGATACCGGCGACCGATGTGCAGGAACGCCTGCAATCCGATGAAAACTTTGCGAAGAGACTTCAGACCTATGCTGGTCAGTTAGAATTTCAGCAACAGCAACAAATGAACGCTAGGATTGGTCAGTTAGGTACTGCCCCTGGCAATGTACCAGGCACATCAGTGGCCGCTTAATCGAAAGGAATAATATCATGGCACCTTATGGGAAGGGAACTTACGGATCGAAGGTTGGAAGACCTTCTAATAAAGCAAAAGCAATGGCTCGGAAGAAAATGAGTCCAGCAAAGAAGAAAATGCTGAAGAAGAAAAAGTGAGTATCACTTACAGGGGAATAACTTTTGCTGGGTATTCTAAGCCCAAGCGAACACCTAATCATCCCACGAAATCTCATGTGGTTTTAGTTAAAGATGGTGGAAAAGATAAGATGATTCGCTTTGGTCAGCAGGGAGCAAAGACTGCCGGTAAACCTAAAGCTGGTGAGAGTCAGGCAATGAAGAAGAAACGGGCATCATTCAAAGCTCGTCATGGTAAGAACATAGCCAAGGGCAAGACTTCGGCGGCCTACTGGGCAAACAAGGTGAAGTGGTAAGATGCCAAAGGACGCTTGCTACAAGAAGGTAAAGGCTCGGGTAAAAGTATTCCCGAGTGCTCGAGCATCGCAACAGATTGCCAAGTGCCGGAAGTCTAAGGGACAGGTTCGCAAGACTGCCAAGGGTACATCGTTGAAACGATGGGGAGCAGAGAAGTGGCAGGATACTAAAAGTGGCAAGCCATGTGGGCAGGGTGGAAAGAATGAATACTGCCGGCCAACAAAACGAGTCTCGAGTAAAACACCCAAGACAAAATCGGAGATGAGTAAAAGCCAATTGAAACGGAAGAAGGCGGAGAAATCGAAGGTTGGAATGGGAAGAAGAGTAAAACCCGTAAGAAGGAAAAAATGAAATTAGGTGATGCAGTTGCAGGACTTGGTGAGCAAGCCGAGTGGCTTGTGATTAAGGAATTTATTAAAGAGCAAAGAGATTTGTGCCTGGTTGATTT